CCATGCCATCGATGATGTCAAGTGCCTCAGTCAGCACGTCTGCATCGAGTTCTTCGAGTGCCTCAACACAGATCGCTTCCAACTCCTCAAAGGAGATGGTATCCAGTTCCTCATCATCCCAGTCATGGAGGATGTCTTCGATGTTGAGGGTCTTAGGATAATCTTTGTCACCCTTCTTAGCGGGTGCTTCGCCACGCTTACGCTTGGCATGGATGTTTGCCCAGAGACCTTTCTTCTTCTCTTCGATAGTCTCCTGCTCTACCTCTTCTTTTTTGAGGTTTGCTTTACGATAAGCAAGATCAGCTTTGGTGCCTTTGTCCATCTTGCCTTGGTGCTTCTGACGCTCACCTGGTTTAGCAGGTTTACCAACTCCCTTGTAGGAGCGGTGTGAGTATGCTGCACCACTGTGCTTGGAGTCGCCAGAGATCATCTTGCCGCCATCAGAGCGACCGTCCTGATACTCTTTCTCAGACTGACCGTGCTTACCCTTATAGAGTTCGTCGATCTGATCTTCTTCCTTGACACAGTTAGGAACTTCCTTGCCGTTCTTTTTCTTGGTTCCTTTTGCTTTGTAACCATCCCAGCAAGTAGAAGCGCCCACGTTCTTACGTGCTTGCTTCAATCCTTCCACCATCTGCTGATGCAGATCATCGATGTCAATATGCTCACGTTGCATATTGAGACCAATATCTTCGGGTGCCTTAGCGGTCTTCTCACCTTTCTTGCCGACGACCTGGTAACGACCGTCGCTCTTCAATCCAGTGATAACCATTGACTGACCTCCTTGGGAGATCACTCTGCCGATGTTCCTATCGTCTTTGAACCTCTCCTTATTCTTCTGGATCAGTTCCTTCTCGATAGGGAAACCAGCGTAACCCTCTACCACCTCTTCATGGTCTTCAATGATCTGTGTGACCACCTTTACTGCTTCACTCAGGCGCTCAGTAGAGACGGTATCGCCACCATATACGGCATCGAGGATCTTTCTTTGCTCGCTCTGCGTGAAACCCATGAGGGCGGCAGATACTTTAATGTCTAGCATCAGTCTAATTAAAGTGATAGAACTATTTATTCTTGACAGATTTCCTGAAATCAGAAAACTTCTTCGTTGCTTGTCCAGGAGTCATTGCCTGCACCGCCATTCTATATTTATCAGTACCGATTTTCCAATCGTTACCACTGCCATCATCGGCAGAATAATTTGACTGATCCTTTGAGGTATCAGCATCTTCATTCACTTCACTAACGTGTTGCAACCAAGCACGATGCTCGTCGCCCCACTCGTCTTTGAACACAACGTAGTTAGTACCCTTGTGGACCACAGATCCACGAATACCACTGTCATCATGTTCTACGATTGCACCGACCTTGAAGATATGGTCGAGCATATAGTAGTCGCGGAAGGATTCAAAGTCAAGTTTAGGAGCATACTCCCATACAGATTCCTTGACTGCTGCTGCCTTCTCTTTTGCTTTTGTCTTTGCTGGTTTCTTAGGAGGTGTCATGCCATCGAGGACATGCTGCATCATCTCCTTAGACTTCTTGTACCCACCAGTGCCACCATGGAATGCGTCATGGTCTCCTGACTGAGCGTGCTTTCTCATAGCAGAAGCAGACAACTTCTCAATAGGATCCTCACTGTTAGGATCACGAGCACCAGCACTCTTGATGTTGATACTCTTAAAGTCGTAATGCTTACCGTTATACTTCTGAGTTAGGTTCTCGAATTCTTTTACTCTGTCATCACCAACTACCATGGTGACATGCTCATGACCTTCGTCATGCAGATCACGAAGGATGTCAAAGATGTTTCTATGTTGTTCCGAGTTCTGAATAGCATCAGCATGATGCTTAAACATACCACGCATGTGTTGAATCTTCTGCTCAGGGTGTAGAGGATTCTTCTTGTGGTCCTGAGAACGAGATGGGTAGATGCGATAGTTACCTGAGTCACCAGCATGAGACTTCACGGCATCCAACAACTTACCATGACCAGCATGGGGTGGGTTGAACCTGCCGAATGTGATCGCGACATGCTTGTCTACGACTTCATTCTTCTTTGGTTTTGCTGTCGTCTTCTTAGCAGCAGCCTGTGCTGCTTCGATAATAAACTGACGAAATCTCATTTGCCCCAATCTTTTGCTACGGTGAAGTTTGCACGGGAGAATTCAAGTCGATCAACAAGTTTGACAGCAGTGCCATCCTTGATTGCCACAAATCCTTCTGGACTCGTGACCTTGTATCCGTTCTCATCTTCTAGGAATGTACCAACTCCCTCAATCTTTTTGAGTCGGTTGATGATCTGTTCTTTCGCAGCGATGAGGTTCTTAAACCCTGCCAACGCACGATAGATTTCAGACTTATTACTATTTAGGTAATTTATCGCCTCCTGTTTCTTTGATTCCCAGTTTGCCTTTGCTTTTGGTGTCTTCACACCTGCTTCTTTCTTGGCATAGGCAGTCTCTACGAACTTCTTGAAGTCATTCAGCATTGCCTGTGGAGTGCTAGGAATCCTACCCTCTTTGATCTTCTGGTTGAAGAAGATCTTAAACAGAGCAGCAGGTTGCATAGGTTTCAGAGTGCCACCGATCTCATTCAAGAACTTACGAGACGAGTCTAGGTTACGCTTAGCAACTCTCATTGTCTGGGTGAGTTTATTCATCTCACCTGGTGTGAGGTTTGCGATACCGTTGGTGTTGGTGAATGATGAGGAGAAGACTGCCACATCAGGGTTACCTTGCAGACCAGAAACGTCAACACCAAAACCCGCCGCCATAGAATCAAAGTCTTCTCCATTGTAATGTGTGTGGAACACTATACCAACCTGCGACTTGGCAACTTTCTTACCCATCTCTGTGTCTTTCTCTACACAGTAGGTGATCGTGTTGGGTTTGAACTTGTAGCATCTCTTGCCACCCATCATGGTGAGCGTTGGAGTTCCAGTATAGAGGAGGTCACCTTGGATCACACCCTTGATAGGCAACTTTGACAAGTGGTCTAGTGCCATCTTCAACTTGGTGTTGAGTTCTCCCTGATACCACTGATCAATATCATCATGGGTATAGCAGATCTTGGGTTCAGTCTTGGCGAACACAGACTTGGTGCCGACAAAGAAGAATCCATTGACAGGATCCTCACCACAGATGATGGCAGGAGCACCGTCCCACTTGACTGTGACCTTCATGTTGCCACCACCCTTACCAGTGGTCAGCATACCTTTGAGTCCTTCCAGGAACGCCAGTGCATTCTGAGCACCAGCATAACCATTGTTGAAGATGTCATCTTCTAGGTGTTCTAGGTGAGTATTCTTGCTCATGGTTGGACTCCGAGTCTGTCGTTGATAGGTGAACCCTTGGATGATTTTGCCCTAAGAACAAACTTAGTGTTGGCATCGAACTCGTTATGGAACTTGTTCTCCATCTTGAACTCGGGCATCCCGTTACTGTTGATCTTGAACTTGTAGTATGCCACTTGCTCCATCAGGAAGTCTCTAACAATTTCAAGGTAGTTGAGACCACGGGTCCTGTCCTGACTGATCTTTGCAATCGCCACCTGCATTAGGTATGACAGTTGATTGTATTTACCATTCTTCCTGATGAGTGCTGCGTCGTCCAGTTGTCCTCTACCCTCCCTGTAATACTGTTCATACATTTCGTTCCAGACTTCTCTGTTTGCATCGATGACTGCATCAGTAAATCTCTGCTTGTCAGGGTTGTCTGGTATCACTCTTGCTATTGTACTCGGTAACTTGCTAGAAAAGGGTTGGGTCTGTGCCAGATATTTGATTGTCTCATAGGAGGTCTCGGCAACACCCTTCCTAGTCTGACCCAGGAGTCGAAGCACTTCATACTCTGGGGTCCTCTTGAACTGGACGATGAAAGGATCTCTTGGATTGTCATCCACAAACTCCATTAAGTCTTGTGGTTTGATGACGTTAGTAGTCTTTGACAGAACCTTCACAGAGAAAGGATACTCTCTACCACTGGTGTCCCTAATGATGAAGTCAATCAGAGGGTAGTTACCTGCTGTGGGTACGAACACAATCGCATTTCCCTTGTTGAGTTCTGCGAAACCTAGACTAGCAAGTTGTCTCTGACCCCTTTCAAGCACACAGATTGGTGCCATCAACTCACTAAAATCCTTCTGGATGTTAGCAAGACTATCGAATGCATCACTGTTAGCGAAGTCTCTGTATGCAGCAATCAGATCTGCCCTATCTCCTGATGAATGACTATCACAATACTCAATCAGTTGTATAAGGTAGTTCTTTAACGGAATAGGC